TCTACAGCCTCGCCTTCACCCTGAAGGCCGTGAAGAACATTGAGCGCCGTTTCGGCGGTATCTCTCCTGCCTTGCAGGAAGTCCAGAAACTGAGCCTGGGTGCGGCCGTGGCCGTCATTGCCGCTGGCGCTGGCCTGACGCTGAAGCTGAAGGAGGTTGAAGCGCTTGAGGAAGAGATTTACCAAGCCGGTATCGGCGAGGTCACTCCGCCGCTGATTCAATACCTGCTGGCGCTGCTGAATCCGGCGGCCAAGACCGAAGAAGAGCTCGCGAAAGACGCCGAAGAAGGCGCGAGCAAGGGAAAAAAGTAAATCGCCCGAGCAACGGTAGCTATGTGGATGAGATCTTCTGCATTGCTACCGGCAGCCTTCAATGGTCGCCGCGCGATGCCTGGGAGACGCCAGTGCCTCAGATCCTGATGGCCTGGGAGGCGCGAGTTGAGTTTCTTCGCGCGACAAACCCGTTCCGTAAGGCAGAAAACCCCGACGCGCCGCCAGCCGACGAAACCCCCGAGGACAAACGCAAGCGTCTCAAGGCTAAGATTCGCGGGATGCGCTGAAACGCTATCCATTGCGCACGGCCTGCGTCAATTTGCTAGGCTGCCCGTTTTTGGGGAGTGGTTCCGATGCAGGTAGCAATTCTGGTTGTGTTGATCATCATAGCGGTCGTTCTGGCGCCATGGTTGATCGGTGTTGTAGTTGCACTCGCCGCGCTGTACGGCGCGTGGTTGGTAGTCGCGGGCGTGACCAGTGCTGTTCTCTTGATCGTCGCTGTGTTGTTTTTTATTGGGGGTAACGCGGTTTTCGGAGCCCTTAAGAGAAATTCTGCTAAAAGCCGTATCAATGACCAAATTTGGGAGGCAAATAAGATATTCGCAGAGAAAGAGCGTCTGAAAAAGCTTGAGGCTGCTGCGGAGAAACAGACACTCCAAGGGGCGAATGCGCGTGCCGAAGCGCCTGGAGGTACGATCCGATGCCCGCATTGTGACGGATCGATTTCCAAGCACGCCCTTTTTTGCCCTCACTGCGGCAAAGATCCAAAGCTGATACGAGATTCCTAAATTCTTCCAAGAAACCCGCCGCGTGCGGGTTTTTTTTGGCCGCCCAATGGGCGGTTTTTTTTCGCCCGGAGAAAAGGCATGGCAGGTCAAGAAGTTCGCGGGATGCTTATTCGGCTCGAGGCAACAACGGCGCAACTCCGCCAGGAGATGGACCGTGCGGACGCCTCGGTCACGAAGGCAACCGGACGTATTGACAGTCAACTGGGCAAGGTCGACTCGGCATTTGATCGCGCTGCAAAAAGCGCGCAATCAGCCGCCGGAATTCTCAAAGGAGCCTTGTCGCTGGCCATCGGCGGCGCGAGTGTGAGCGCAATTGTCGATCAAGCGGAGGCGTACACGACAGTCGCAAATCGTCTCAAGTTGGTGACTTCGAGCAGTAAGGAATTCACCGAGGCCCAGAACGCTGTCTTCAACATCGCACAGAGGTCTGGTCAGCCGCTTGGGGCGACGGCTGAGCTTTATCAGCGAATCGCTACGAATCAAAAAGAGTTGAAGCTAAGCGGTCAAGGTGTGGCCGGGGTTGTTGAAACCATTTCCAAAACCTTGGCAATCAGCGGCACTTCAGCTGCTGCAGCCGATGCAGCACTTGTTCAACTTGGCCAGGCTTTCGCCTCTGGTACTCTGCGCGGCGAAGAGCTCAATTCAGTATTAGAGCAGGCTCCCGCACTTGCCCAAGCTATTGCGAAAGGGATGGGTAAGACTGTTGGCGAGCTGAGATCGCTCGGGGGTGAGGGCAAACTAACAGCTGAGGCGGTGATTGCCGCTCTCAAAAAGCAGTCAGCGGCTGTAGATGAGCTGTTTAAGCAGATGCAAGGCACCATCGGCCGCGCTCTAACCAATATTCAGACGTCATTCACTCGCATTATCGGTGAAACCGATAGACTTTCTGGCGCCAGTGTTTCTCTAGCTGGAGCTATCAGCCGAGCATCTGAGGCTCTTGACCAAATCAAGGTTCCAGAAGCCGTTGCGGTTATTACTAAGCATGCCGAGACACTGTCTTCCGTGCTCGACGTGATCTTGGCTGCGGCTCTTGGGAAGGTTGTCGCTGGCATGGTCCAGTGGACTGCTGCGTCGGGGGCATCGGTCCTTGCCAACCAAAAAGCTTTAGCCGCCGCTGCCCGAACCGCACAGCAAGATCTACTGGCTGCTGAGGCTAAACAGGCCGATGCCCGGGCACTTGTCGCGCGCGCGAATCAGGAGCTTCAGGCCGCGCAAACAAAAGTCGCAACTGATCGTGCCAGGCAAGAATCAGAGCTCGCGAACGTCCGGGCTGTGCAGGCGGCTCTGGTTGCAGAGATGGCGCTAGAGCAAGAGCGCCTGAAGGCTCAGATTTCGGAGACAGGCAGAAACGCAGCATTGGCTCGGATGGTAGAGATTCGCGGGTCTCAACTCGCAATTACCAAACAGGTTGAAGCCGCCGAGCGGTCCCTTGCTGCTACAACCGTAGCGACCTCAGCCCAGATTCAGGCGGCGAACGCGCAAGTCACCGCTTCGAAGGTTGCACTCGCGGAAACGACTCTCGCCATTAAAGCTGCCACGATCGCAGCGAACGAAAGTGCCGCATCTGCGACATTTGCCGCCCGTGCTTGGGGTGGTTTAAAAACTGGTGCCGCTGGCCTCTTGGGCCTGCTTGGCGGTCCGGTTGGGCTGGCATTCATGGCCGGCGCCGTCGCGCTGTCATTCGTCGATTTCAGCGACAAATCCAAGACGTTGATGGGTGATCTTGGCGACCTCGGTAAGTCGGTCGACCAAGTCGGTACCGAGTTCAACAAGCTCAACGAGGATCAGCAACGCGCGCAAATCAACACCTGGAAGGACAAGCAACTTGGCGCAACGCTGGCAGTCGAGAACGCTTATAAGGATCTGAAAGAGTCGGTCCAGAGCGCGCTTATCGAGCCGGTTAATCCTGAGATGGTTGATCCTGCCAAAATGGCAGAGCAAGTCCGGTCGTTTGAGGCGCTGGTCGCAAAAATGGACGCCGCACGCGCGGCTGGCCAATCTCTTGGCCCAATCCTGCGTGAAGCCGCCGCCAATGGTCAGATTTCCCCTGAGCAACTGCGTCAGTGGGAAACCAAGGCAGGCTTGTTGAGCGATAACGCTTCTATCGCCGCCCAAGTTACTGCGCGTCTTGGTGAAATGACCGGTGCGCTCAATCAGAACACTACCGCCACTCAGGCCAACAACCAGGCGAAAGCAGGCTTCACAACCGAGGGCGAAAAGTACCTCGACACCATCCAGAAGCAGCTCGCCGGTCTGCAGGATGGTGGAAACGCGATCAAGGAGGCAAACCGTTACATCGCCGAGCACGCGGATCTGTCTGAAGCTGACCGCGTTGCGATTCTTTCGACTGCCAATGCGATCGAGGTCAACAAAGCTGCAACCAAGGCAGCAAAGGACGAAACGAAACTCGGCAACGCGGCGGCGAGAGAGGCGGCTACTGAGCTCAAAAACCAGCAGAAGGCACTGGAAGATCTAACCGCGAAGTCGGCGATCTCGACCAAGTCCGCCAACGATTTGGCTGATGCTTATTTGGCTGGGATCGGGAGCATTCGCGAGATCACCCTTCAGCAGAAGGTCGAAGAAGAGCTTCTGAAGACCGGTGCCGATGCGCGCGAAAAGGTCACCGAGTCGATCCGCAATCAGATGGTGGCCGAGGATCGCCGAGATGTCGCGAAGAACATCGCAGATCTTCGAATTGAGGCCACGCAAACTCTGGCACAGGCAACCGCGACCTTGCGCGGGGCTGACGCGCTTGAAGCGTTCAACGTGCAGAAAGCCATGCAGGTCGCGCTCGTTGGAAAAAGTATCGAGTACGGCAGCAAAGAGTATGACCAGCTGCTCGAAGCAACCAAGGCGCAGCTGGACCATAACAAAACGTTGGAACAGGCCAGCGCGGCTAACAGTATCGTCGACCGTCTGTACCCACAGACCAAGCTACTGCGCGATTACACCCAGGAGCAGGAAGCGCTCAATAAAGCGATCGATCTTTATCCGGAAAAAGCAGACGCGTACCGGGACGCGCTGGGCCGTCTTGGCGTCGAGTACGAACAAAATCAGCGCGCGGCAACCGCTTGGGGTCAGTTCACCGAGGGTGCAGTTGATCGGATCGATGACGCCTTTGCAGACATGTGGAAATCTGTCCTCAGCAAGTCCGGGAATTTCATGGACTCGCTCAAAGACAGCTTCCGCCAGTTCCTTGCCGAAATGCTGCATATGGCGATCACCAAGCCGATCATCGTGCAGTTTGCAAGTGCGCTCGGGATTGGTGGCGCCGCTGCTCAGTCTTCCGGTTTCTTTGGAGATCTGGGCGCTGGCGGCGGTGGTGGGATCAGCTCTCTGCTGAGCAACGCCGGCACTGTCATCTCGGTTGCTGGCAGCAAATTCGGCCAGGCCGTCATGGCGGGCTGGAACGGCAGCGACGGAATCCTGAACGGCATCCAGGGTGCGTTTGGCAACGGTGCCAGCTACATCAGCTCCGCGATTACTGGCGCA